CGCCGATTGCGCGTCCAATCCAAATCCAAAACAGGCACGACGCCACAAACGCAGCGGCGTAGAACGTGCCGACCATGAATGCAAACGCGGAGTCTGCAATCATCCCGGGGAACCCGCGGTATGCGCGGTATTCTGCGGTTTCGTCCTCTAGTTTGTCAAGCATCGTTAGAACCCAAACGTTGCGCTCGGTAGTAAGTTGAGCGCACTTCCCGCGCAACTCATTGTTTTCTTCGCGCAACCGGTCAAGGTCATCGAATGCGCAAACCTCGCGCCGCGCCGCGTCGCGCTCGGCGCGCAGCCGTTCGATCTCGTCGGCGGCTTCACGGAGTGATGTGATTCCCATTTTTCCGTACTGTTCGCGCAGCTGCGCAACAATGTCATTTTCTAGCATGATCGTTTGCCCCTTCCATTTCCCGAAGCAACGCAAGCAATGCACCGGGGGAAATCGTGATTTTGTTCAATGCCACGCGCGACAGATAAGTTGGCGACAATCCCGAAGAGCGGGCAAGCGCGCGTAGGCTTCGCCCGCGACTAGCCAGCTCGACCGCGTGCGCTCCGTGCATTTCCAAAGCCGCTTCGCGGTACGCAATGTCCGACGCTAGCCGCGCGACTACCTTCGCAATCGCAACGGTTTCCTTTGGAGCGTGTACGCTGATAGTTGCGGGCTTATCCGCAAGAATACTGCGTCGTGCGGATTCCGCCGTGTAGCTTGCCCTAGTCATTGGACACGCTCCGCGGATGGCTAGGCTTTCCCAAATCGCGTTGAGCGCGAATCTTCGCGGCATTCTCTCCGCGCCAAATGGCGACGGACCGCGGGAAATCAAACGCAACGCGCGCTTTCCCGTTCGATAGCACGGAAACTTCCATTGCTCCAATGTCGCCGTTCGCGCCAACGAATTCAAAGCGCGTCGGCTTGTTGATTCCAATTACCAACATGGCGCGCCCTCCGTGTAAACGACTGCGGACGGCACGGCGTCGGATGCGCGCCGTGCCGCCCGGTCGTTGGGGATTCGTCCGAATGGACCGGACCCGGCGCACGTGGCGTCTTGCCGTGGAATCCCCGCGCCGGCGGAGTACGTCGCGACTGTAGCGCGTGTCCCGTGGTTGTCAAAGTCGATATCCATTTGCACTCCAATTTTCGACGTTCCCGACGCCGTTCGGTTGCGGTGATTCCGCGAAAAGATTGTAACACTAAATCAAACGGTTGTAGACACCAAACAACGCGGAATCTCTCCAATCCTCAAATTTTCCCGGCAAAGGTTCCCGACCGATCCAACCCGCGGCACGGAGCGCGTCTACCGCTTCGCGAATGCGTGATCGGTCAAGCCCGCGTAGAGCGCGTATAGCCTCCGTACGGTCGCGCTCCAGCTCCGCAGCCCATTGCGACCGTATGGCGTCGTGGTCGGTCCTACGCGCCGTAGCGCGCTCCGCGCCCGTGTTCGCAATGCGTCGGTAATGCTCTAGCAACTCCGCGCAATGAAACACGGTAGACGCGCTTGCGGCGCGGTACGAATCTATCGCGGCATCCAACCAACGTTGATTAAGCGCGGACAACCGGCGCACAATAAATTCGCGCTCTTCGGGTGTCGGGTTGTACCGCGACCATAGCCCGTTTATTCGGACGCGGTTCGTTTCCCACGTCGGTTGGTCGGTCATATTCCACCGCCGTTCCGCGGGCGCGCACTCTCTCTCTTATCTACTCTTATCTCCTCTCCTCTAGTGACGGTACAGGCGTTACACCCAGTAACGCTATCACCGTTACACCCAGTAACGCCGCAAGCGTTACTAGAATTTTTGACACGGTAACGCGCTTGCCTATTCGCACCATTTGCGCGCGACTTCGCGGTTTCCCCGTTGTGTTGCTCAAATCGCGGCAAGCGGACATTTCCGCAATCGGAATCGTCTAGCCATTCAACCGCGCGCATGGCGGTAGCGAATCCGTCGACGTTCGCAAGTTTGTCTATCCGTTCATCGTCTACGAACCGCATGACGCCATCGGTAGAGTGTTCGTCGGCATACGACCAAACGCAGACAAGCGCACCGACCGTATGTTGTGGCGTGATTCCAACTAGCCGCCCAATCTCAATTACCCTTGGATCGGCGGATAGGTTTGTGCGTACCTTTATCCAGCTCATTTGCACCATCCCGTTTTTTGTTCATAAGGCGCACGGCGTCTAGCGCGGTTCTAAACCGCACTTCGTCATCCGCCAGCGTCCAAAGCATTTCCGATAGCTCCAATTCGTCGCGGGTGATTTTTAGCCGAATCGCAAGTTTCGCGCGCTTGGGAGTCAGGTCGCCCGGCATCGTGTCTAGCACGACGCCGACGCGTACCACGACCACGGGAAAGCCCGTGGTAATCCAAACGACGTTCGCAGCGCGAAGGGCTTCCGAAACCGTATACGGGCGCGCGCGGCGGACAGCGTCCGCCGGCGCGCCCGCGTTCGTGCTAGAAAAGAATTTCGCCTCTTTCGGTGTCAAGTTCCATTGCCGACGTAATCAATCCCGCCTTGCCTTCGCCACGGTCAACGATGGTAAGCGCACTTTGCTTTCCGACCAAATCGGAAACGCTAGACACGGCGGGGTCAACGATAAATTCCATCGGCGCAGCCACGCCGGCGAATTCAACCGTTGCCATTGGGATTTCCTTCCCGTTGGCGGAGCGCGTATAGGCGCGTACAACCGTTCCCGTAGCGGCAACGGATTCCACGGGCTTCGGAGCTGGAGACGGCGCGGGCGCGGTCCTAGCGACCACGGGCGACGGCGTAGCTGGCTTCGCGGCGGTAGCCGCAACGCGTTCGTTCAATGCGGACACGTTCGCAACCTTCGTCGGTTGGAAGTTGTCGCGCGTCAATCCGCGTTGTGTTCGCGCCGCATCGTCGTTGCGCTTATCCATCGAATCTTCGTCCTCGCGTGGCAACAAAAGCAAGTCGCGCAGCCAGTACGAAAGCGACGTTGTAAGCGCGGACGCCAACGCCTTATCCGCCGGCTTTTTGGCTTCCGAAACGATTGCCCACGAAACCGAATCAACTTGCGATTCGCCCGTAATTGAATAGGCAACTTCAAACTTGGACAGCAACCATAATCCGTCCGCAGAAACCTCCCAATGGCGGCGGCGAACCGTAAGCCCGCCAACAGCAAGCGCAGCGCGGCAAGCTGAAATCATACCCTCGGCGGACGTGTATCGGTATTTGTGGAAGTCGTTGCGCGAATCCTTCCCGACGCCGTCGATTGCCATTTGTGCGCGCAACAGCGCACCGACAAGGTTAGGGGCGGTTTCGGGCTTCGTGGAATCAGGCGCGGGCGCAACCGCCGGGGCGGATTCCGTCGTGTCTTTCTTAGCCATTGCTGTTTCCTCCGTGGATCGACCAATCGGGCATTGCCAGTTCGCGCACGTCGTTTCCGTATCCCGGGAAATCGTCGGTTTCGACGCATTCCAAATACAGGCGCGCAAGCCGCGCCACGACGGGGTCCATTGCGTCCAAATCCTCTTCGCGCATCCGATAGATGGCTACGGAATATGGCGCGGTTTTTTCGCAGGCAAGCAACACAACATCGGAAATCATTACGCCGTTGTCGCGCAAAATCGCGCGATAGAACGCCATTTGCAAATGGTATGCGTATTCGGCGCACGAACGCGAAAACGCGCGTGGGCTAGCCGAAACCGTAGTCTTTACGTCAAGCAATACGCCCGATGCAAGCCCAATTGCATCGGCGCGGCACTTGCATTCGACGCCGGCAATGTAGCCAGTAAACGCCGCTTCCCGCGTTTCTGCCATGTCAAGCAATGCGCGCGCGTTCCGATGGAATCCGACTTGCGACACAATTGCATCGACCGCGTTAGCCTCGCTTTGGTCGATCACACAACGACCGTTGCTAGCAGCTTCAAATGCTTCCGCCGCTTCCTTTCCCGCCTTCGTTCGTCGGTCGAACTTGGGACTAATCGCGAATTCCGCGTGGTAGTCGCGCGGACGAAGCAAAGCACAATGCAATGCGCGACCGAATCGAAACGCGTCCGAATCGGTTTCCGTTTCCATTTGCGCACGTAGATGCGCGGGTGTCGCTGTCCACAACACCTTTGCCCACGAAGCGCGCAGCCCCGGCAAGGCGTTGTATTCAGCTTCGGTCATCATTAGCGGTCCGCTCAATTCGCACCAACCTTCCGCGCCCGCGACGGGCGCACGTATTCGCGGTTAAACGCGCGGACAAACACCGCCGCGCAGACAATTACGATTCCCCAAACAAACATGGTTTCCATTCGATGCACTCCGTGCGCGCTCCGGGCGCGCCCCGTTCCGCAAGTGTAGCGGGTAGCCTCGCGCCGTCGGCGCGAGGTTCGCCCATTACAGTCGCTCCGAAAGAATCGCGTCGCATAGGTCGCGCAGCCAAATGCCGCGTTGGGCGCGGTACGCGTTCCACGATGTAGCTTCGTTCGCGTAGAACTGGCGCAAACCCTGCAAATGGCGGGTCGGCTTATTCGCGAAATCGGTAACCGTGTCGATACCCAAAAAGATTTCGAATCGCTTCGTTTGGTTGTCATCCATTGTCGGTTGCTCCGTACCCGAATCAGCTTCGGTTGCCTACCGCGTCGCGCGGTGCGTGGACAGTATCAAGTCGGCTATTTGTGTCAAGCGACTTTAGACACGAATTGCCAAATTTGCGATTTTGCCTTTTTGCTCCAATTTCGTCCAATGGTAGTTGACACGCTTACGGGGATCACTATCTTCCACGTGTCGCAAGTCGCGACAAACCCGCCGCGGGTGACGCGGACAGACGGAGCAAACGCAATGGACCTTGGAAACGCACTAGACACGATGCGCGCGACACGCGAAGCGCACAACGCCACAAAGACCCCGACCGCCGTTGAAGTCGGCGGAGCGGCAACGATCATCTTCTATAGCGACCGCAAGGCAGCTACCATCGTGGAAGTCGTGTTGTGGAAGTCGGGACCGCGTGCAGGAACTCCGCGAACCGTGCGCGTGCAGGAAGACACTTCGACGCGCACCGATGGTAACGGTATGTCCGATTGCCAACGGTACACGCACGAACGGAACCCGAACGGACAGATTCACGCGTTTAAGTTCGCAAAGGGAACATGGTGCAACACGGGAACCCGCCTTGCCATCGGATGGCGCGACGCGTACTACGACTACAGTTTCTAACTCCGCACCATTCGCGGAATCCGCCCGCCGGCTAGCCGTGCGGGCGGATTCTTTTTTGCGATTTCTTCTGATTGTGTCCAATGGTAGTTGACACGCGCCGAAGACACGCTATCTTCCCTTTGTCGCAAGTCGCGACAACCAACCGCGGGTGACGCGGACCGAACGGAGCAACCAAATGACTCAGAGCGAACTTACCGCCATTGCAACGGAAATTGCGCTTGCCAATCTTTATGACATTACCGCTCTAGATTCGTGGCTTAAGCGCGTTCGCGCCTTGCAGGCTTTGAACCCAAATCGCAATGAAGCTGCCACCATTTGCCGACGCGCAAATCGTGCATACGATTACGCCGAAGTTAAGGCACTCGCAGCGCGGAAGGAACTTCGCTAATGCCGCGCCCCGGAACCGATGCCGAAATGCGCCGGCTTATAGCATTCCTCCGCAACGCCTACAGGGACGCCGCCACGGCATCACGCGCCCGCAAGTCGGTAACCGAAGGCGCAGCCGCGAACGATGCCCGCAAAGCCGCCTACGACGCCCTATGCGCCGTGGAACGCCTAGCGCACTTGGTAGCCGCCGACGCCGTCATAATGCGCCACAAGTTGCAGCGCGAAACCGATAGCCAGTTGTAGAAAGACGAGCTACCATCCACGTATCTTTTCCCCCATGCGGACCGCGGCGCGCGTAGTGCTGCGGTTCGTTTTTTGGAATTTCTTCGGATTGTGTCCAATTGGGCTTGACACGCCTTTAGGTGTTGCTATCTTAGACGTGTCGAACAAATCGACAACCCAACCGCGGGTGACGCGGACCGAACGGAGCAAGCAAATGAACCTTATCAACGAAGCCCGTACCCTGATCGCCTACGCCGAAACGCAAGGGATTCGCAATTTGTCACCCTTGAATATGCGATATTTCAACGCGCTTTCTGAAACCCGACACGGTATTAAACTTGCATTGAACGCAATCGACAATTCCGGTACTGACAAGATTCCTAGCCATGTTGCCCGGAAGCTTCGTGCGGCAATGCAAAATTTGCGAGACGAACTTATTTAAGACAATTACAAAAGCACCGCCCGCCACGCGCGGGCGGTTTCTTTTTTGCGATTTCTTCGGATTGTGTCCAAAGAGGCTTGACACTATCCAAAGACGTGATATCTTTCCTTTGTCGCAAGTCGCGACGGGCAAGCGCAGCCGATGCGCACGAGACGGAGCAGGCAATGTCTAAGGTTACTTGGGTTCTCGCAGTCACCGCCACCGAAGCCGTCGCCATCAACGCCGCCAACGTGGTTGCGGCAAATATCCGTACCGACTCGCAATATCAGATTTCCGACGCCGACCGCGCGGCGCGCGCAGCCGGCGAAGCCGCCCGTAAAACTGCTATCGACCGCCACAACGCTTGGGATTTGCTTTGGAACTCCGCAAAGACCGACGCGGAACGCGCCGCCATTGAACTTGCCGCGACCGTTTCCGAACGGGGTATGCTCCGAATCACGGCGCAATTCTGACCGATAGACGGTTTGCATCCATTCTCCCCCGATTCGGCTACGGCGAACGTCTAAAGCGTTCGCCGTAGTCGTTTCTAGCGGGCTAGACGACACAGCGACTTCCGCCGATACTCCGCGCATGGATTCACGACGCAAGGGCGCAGCTGGCGAACGCGAAGCCGCGGACGCTTTCGAAACCGCAACAGGCATCCCATGCCATCGAACCGCGCAGCGCGTAGGCATACATGGCGACGCGGATATCCATTGTGACGCAGCAATCCACCTTGAATGCAAGCGCGTAGCCCGCGTCGCCGCGCTTGATTTCTTGCGACAAGCCGAACGCGACGCGCAACCGGGACGCGTACCCGTCGCAATCGTGCGCGAAGACAAAGACACCGATTGGGCAATCATCGTTCGCGTAAAAGACGTGGCAAGGTTCGTAGACGTGGTCCACGCAACACGATCCAAGCCGGTGATTTGATGCCGAATCAAACCATACAATTTGGCGTCGGATTTGACCGCGTGGTAAATATTGCGCAGTTGTTTGCGCTAGTGTCGGGGCTAGCATGGCTAGGAATTGAAGCCGGCAAGAGAGACGAACGGCTAGCCTTTATGGTTAGCGACGTGTCGGAATTGCGGGGAATCGTGACCGACCTAACCAAAGCGCAGATTGCAGGGGCTACGCAAGCCGCCGGTACGACTCGCGAACTTGACGCGCTTCGAAACCGAATTGAGCGTTTGGAAATCAACCGAAGGGACACCAATTGAAGAGTTGGAAGACTACCGCCGCGGGTATCGCGGCAATCGTTGCCGCAGCCGCAACCGCTTGCGTCGCTTTGTTCGACGGTAAGCCCGAAACCGTTCCCGATTGGGGCGCGGTCGCAGCCGCGTTTATGGCAGGCATCGGTCTTATTGCCGCCCGCGACAACTCCGTAACGTCCGAAGCCGCCGGAGCGAAGTAACCGTGGGCGCACTCCGCGAAATCGTCGGAGCTGTCGTTTCTTCGGTATTGGAGTTTCTGCGAAATGCAACTAGCAAATCGCCCGTTGACGTTGCGCCAAGCGACCGCGGCTTTGTGCGCCGCGTCGGTAGCCGTGTCCGCGATTGGATGCGCGCGAACCGTTCTAGTTAACGACGAAGCCCCAATCCGACTAGGTCCAAACGTGCGTGGGCGCGTCTACGTCTTCAACGGAAAGGATTGGGAACTTTCCATGAATTCGATCGCTTTGCCGGAAGGGTTCTATTTGGTTCCGCCGCGCTTCGTAGACGGTCCCGAAGATTCACCGCCGGCTATTGTTCCCAACGCCACCAAATCGCCCACAGCGGCGAATACGCTATGAATCGGTTTCTAGCCCAATTGGACCCAAATACGCTTCCGCTTGGGCGGTCGTTTGGAATTGGTTCCGATTCCCTGATTCACGGCGCAACCGTCACCGAATTTACCGCTAGTTCGACGTTCTACAAATCCGCCGGCGCGACGTGCATTTGGGTTTACGCGATTGGCGGCGGCGGCGGCGGTGGCGGCGGTTTCCGACAAGCGACCGCCGCAACGTCCTCCACGGGCGGCGCGGGCGGCGGCGGCGCAGGTGGCGGGGAAATGGTATTTGCCGCCGCAAACGTCCCGTCTTCGGTAACCGTGACCATTGGAAATACTGGCGCGGGCGGCGCGGGTGGAAACCCCGCAACCGCGGGCGGAACGGGTGGAACGACCTCGTTTGGTGGATATCAGTTTACGGGCGGCGGCGGCGGAGCCGCAGGACTTGCGTCGGGCGCGCCCGCGGGCGGACAGTCGCCGCTTGTCGCGGGCATCCGCTATGGCGCGGGCGGAGCAGCTAGTACCACAAACGGAGCAGCTGGTAGCGTCGGATATTGGATCGGCGCGGGTGGCGGAGCGGGCGCAGGACAAACGACCGCTAGCACCGCCTATAGCGGCGGAAACGGCGGTTCCATTTCGCTTATGTCGGGTACAACTGGCGGCGGCGGAACTGGCGGCACTCCGGGCGTAACGGGAACCGCGGGCGCAGTTCAAACTGCCTATTGGATTGGAATTGGTACGGGCGGCGGTGGCGGCGGCGCGGCTTTATCCGCAGTTGCGGGAACTGGCGGAGCCGGCGCGCGCGGTTCGGGCGGCGGTGGCGGCGGTGCGTCATACCTAGGAACTGCGGGAACGGGTGGCGTGGGTGGAATTGGTTACGTGTTGGTAATCGAAACATGAATTGGGCAATCGTTGCAAATTCGGTTGTTATAAACTACGTTGTTTGGGACGGCGTCACCCAATGGGAACCGCCCGCGGGAACCGCGTTGGTACACGTCAACGATGGCGAGATATGCGAAATCGGGTGGACGTACGATGACGCGGCTACCCCGCGTTTCGCGCCGATAGCGTGACATGGAACGGCAACGGAAGACAAGACCAACGCGCACGAATTCCGCCGCGCCCGATTCATCGGGGGACGCGGGGGATTTGGTTCCGCACGGTCTTCCCGAATCGTTGAATTTGACCGCGCAAAAACCAACTACCGTCCGTTCGGGGCTTCGCATCATTGAACGCGCCATCCGAAATGGTTGGCAAATCCCGCCGCACGTAATGGCGTCACTACCCGAAATGGTCACGCAGATAGCCGAAACGACCGAACACGAACGCGATAGGTTGCGCGCCGTGGAAGTGTTGTTGGCTATGGACCGTGCCAATAGCGACGCGTTGCAAGCCGCCGACCGCGTGGAACGCTTGGACGGCGGCGGAGCAACCGAACGCGTGGAATTGATGCCGATTAGCCTACGTCCCGGCGGAGCGGGCAACGCGTGATTGTCGCTCCGCCGGCGTTGCCGGCTATGTATCCACGGCAATACGACGCGATTTGCGACACCGCGCGCATCGTCATAATTGAGGCTAGCACGAAGTCAGGCAAGACGGCGGGTTGCTTGCTATGGCTATTCGCGCAAGCGTGGAATTCGCGCGCAGCCGGCGCATATTGGTGGGTTGCGCCGACGTTCCACGTAACGAAGACGGTTGGATACTTACGCCTATGCGCTATGCTCACGCAAGCCGACCCCACGAAGCGCACTTGGAAGACGAACGATTCCGAACTATGCGTGACGTTGGCAAACGGCGCGCGCATTTGGTTCAAGAGCGCAGACAACCCCGACACGTTGTACGGTGATGACGTAAACGCGGCGGTGATTGACGAAGCTACCCGATGCCCCGAAGAATCGTTTAACGCGGTTCGCTCCACGTTGACCGCAACGCGTGGACCCGTGCGAATCATTGGCAACGTCAAAGGGCGCAAGAATTGGGTATACCGCCTAGCCCGTAAAGCGGAAGGCGGCGCGCCGAACATGGCGTACCATCGGTTGACCGCTTACGACGCCGTCGCCGGCGGTGTTCTCGCAGCCGCGGAGATTGAGGAAGCGCGCGCCATTCTTCCCGACAACGTATTCCGCGAACTCTATCTAGCGGAACCAACCGACGATGGCGCGAACCCGTTTGGTATCGACGCCATCCGAAATTGCGTAGGACCGCTATCAACCGCGCCCGTGGTCGCGTACGGCGTGGACCTAGCAAAGTCGCACGATTGGACGGTCGTTTGTGGCGTCGATTCTAACGGACACGTTGCGCGCCTAGAGCGGTTCCAAACCGATTGGGGCGCGACTCGCGAACGCGTGGCGCAAATCGTCGGACCGACGCGCGCATACATTGATTCGACGGGCGTAGGCGATCCAATCGTGGAAGACCTAGCGCGCGTATGTAAGTCTGCGGAAGGCTACAAATTCAGTTCGCAAAGCAAGCAACAGCTAATGGAAGGGCTTGCAGCGTCGATACAGTCGCGCGAAATCCGCTATCCCGATGGTTGGTTGCGGAGTGAATTGGAATCTTTCGGGTTCCGATATACCAACGGGCGAGTCAGTTACGAAGCGCAGAGCGGACACGATGACGGCGTATGCGCGCTTGCGTTAGCATTGGCGGCAAAGCGCAAACATAAACCGTTCCTATTTAAGGTTGTCTAATGACGATTTGGGATTCCCTCCGAAACGCGCTAACGCGCTCTAGTGTCAAGGCTGCCGATTCGACCACGTGGAACCGCGCATCCATGCGCGTAATCGACGGCGGGCAATCGCTGTTGGCGGCGCAACCGTTCAACTATGCGGAAGGCGTCCGGCACTACACGTCGTGGATTTATGCCGCCGCAAGCATTAACGCTACGGCGGTCGCGTCAACTCCGCTTAGGCTTTACGTCAAGTCGGACCCAAATACCCGTAAGCTTTGGAACACGCGCAAGGCGTCGCGCAAATCGGTCGCGTGGTTGCGCGGCGACGCGGCGCGCGTTCCATCCAACTACGTGCTACGGAAGTCAGCGGAAATTGGAAGCGACTTTGAAGAGGTTACGGACGACCATCCGTTGTTGCGCCTGTTGTCGGTTTCGAACCCGTACCACAATGGACACGACTTAAGCGTATTGCGCGTGGTTTGGCAAGAGTTGACGGGCAACGCTTATATGCACGTTGTCGTTGACGGAATGGGAACGCCGACCGAATTGTGGGCTATGCCGCCGCAATGGGTGGAAATCGTCCGTAACAGCGAAACGTTTATCAGCGGATATCGCTATGGCGCAAGTTCCGAAAGCAAGGTAACGCTAACCCCGGACGAAGTCATTCATTTCCGCCGACCGAACCCGCGCGACTTGTGGTACGGCATGGGCAAGCTGGAAGCGGCGTGGGGCGCGGCTTCGTCCAATGCCGCTATCCACGAAATGGATTTGGCTATGTATGCAAACCACGCGCGCCCCGATTGGCTAATGACGATTAAGGGCGACGCGGGCGCAGCCGAAATCGACCGCATTGAAGCGGGAATCGGCAACAAACTGCGTGGACCGCGCCGCAGCGGAAATTTCCTAGTTACGACTGCGGACATTGACCTAAAGCCGCTGCAATTCCCGCCAAAGGATTTGGTAGGACGCGCCGACATTGTGGAGGAAATCGCGGCGGTGTTCGGCGTTCCCGTGTCGATGCTTAAGGCAAACGACCCCAACTTGGCAAGCGCGCAAACGGGCTTCGCGTCGTGGCGCGAAATGACCGTGCTACCGCTTTGCCGTATGGACGAAGAGACACTAAATCAACGGCTATTGCCAATGTTCGGTTTGGAAGGCGAAGCGGTTCTTGCGTATGACGATCCAGTTCCGTCGAACCGACAGCAAGACTTGACGGAAACGCAAGTAGCCGTAGCTGGCGGATGGATGACGCCGAACGAAGCGCGCTCCGCGAATGGATTCGACCCCGTGGACGATCCAATGGCGGACCGCCTGTTGGTCAATGGAACGCCGCTAGGCGGTCCCGTGGCGGCTCCGATGTTTCCATCGGCGGCATCGGTGGACGCGACGCCGGCGGGCGCAGCCGCGCCCGTTACCGCGTCCGTTGCGGCGTCATCCGTCAACGCCGCGACCGCGCCGACCGTGTCCGCAGCCGCGCCGGCTACGAACGCCGCCGCGCAGGACGCAAACCACGTTTGGGGCTTCGACAAGGCGGAGGATTGCGTATCCGCGAAGATTCGGACGTTGATTAACGAAGGCTATCCGCAGGACCAAGCCGCCGCGATTGCCTACGACTACTGCGGCAAGAGCAAGAGCGCGAAGCCCTGCGGTTGTGAAGGTAAACACGCAAAGCATTGGACGCAGCGTGAAGCGTGGTTGGATTCGACGTTGGATTCGATTCCGATTGCTAGCTTGCTTACCAAAGCGACCGACACGGGAAAGCTTGTCGACGACGACGCGCTAGCTGCATTGGCTACAGCCGTGGACGTGGTGTTTGCCAAGCAAGTCGCGGAGGTTGTCGCGGCTATCAAGGCGGAAGGAACGCCAACCGCGGCGACAATCGACCGCGTTCTAGAGGTCATCGGCAAGCGCGAATACTCTGTTGCGCTTCGCCAAGCGTTTGCTCCGTATATCGCGGCGTCGCTTGAACACGGCGCGGAACTTGGATTTGCCACGCTATCGAAGGTTACCAGCAATCCCGCCGTTGCTCAATTGGGTTGGAGTAGCGCGGAACTTTCCGACTACGTCGCGCGCACGTCTACCGTGCTTTCGACTCGCGCTACCACGGGGCTTGCTACGTCACGCACGGAAGCCGTCGTGGATTTGATTGGGCAGGGAATGTCTAATGGCGAAACCGTGGACGAACTCGCGAAGCGGGTACAGGATTGGGCTACTCCGCAGGATGACGAACGAAATGAGAAATGGCGCGCGGTCCGAGTCGCGCGCACGGAAGCCGCGTATGCCGCATCGACCGCGGAGCAAGACGCATGGCGGTCTACGGGACTAGTCAAGGGCAAGACGTGGTTGCTTGCGCCCGACCCATGCGAATTCTGCGAAGCCGCTAGCAAGGCTTTTAGCAAGCAAGGCGTCGCGCTAGACGATCCATTCTTCGCAAAGGGCGATACCGTCGCCGGCGCGAATGGCGGAACCTACAAACTCAACTACGAAGCCGTGGACGGTCCGCCATTGCATCCGAATTGCCGTTGTGCAACGCAACCCGTGTTGGTCGATGATTACGAAAACCTTGCCGCCGAAGCCGAACGGCGCATTGCCAAGCTTTGAGGTTGAACCATGAAGACGAAAGCCGTAGACGCTCAGTTTGCACTTACCGCCAAGGGATTCGCGGCGACTATCACTAGCGCGGCATTGGACCGCGACGGGGAAGTCGTGATTCCGCAGGGCATGAACGCAACAAGTTACGAACGAAATCCGATCTTGCTTTGGAACCACGACAGCAACTATCCCGTTGGCAAATGCACGGGGCTTAAGCGAGAGACTTACGGCATCGTTGGCGAGTTTGAATTTGCCCAACGTCCCGACAATTGGGACGGGCAATGGTTCCCCGCTTTTGCCGCGTCATTGGTCGCGCAAGGCATCGTTCGTGGCGTGTCTATTGGCTATATGAATGAGCAAGGCGGGACGCGTCGCGCAACGCCGCAGGACAAAAAGCAATTTGGCGATTCCGTACATACGGTATTTAGCAAATGGTCATTGATGGAAATTAGCCTTGCGCCTGTGCAGTCGAACCCCGACGCATTGGTAACCGCTATTCGAAAGGGAAAGGTAAGTTCGACCGACGCTACGCGTTGGCTTGGATATAAGGCAACCGAACGCCACCGGGTGGAAATCTTCCTGCCCGCAGCTAAGCCCGCAAGCGTTGCTAAGAATGCGTCGATTGATTACAACGCCATCGTGCGTAGGGAAATCGCCCGCGCACGTGGCGCGCTTCGGTGACGATGGCGGCTTAGGTCGGCGGCTTGTGCCTAGAGACTCTGCCTAGATTCGTTGAAGCGACAACGTTAGGAACACCATGCGAACCATTACTTTGGACAATTTCAAGTCGGCATTGCAGAATGCCGCGAATCAGAAGGGCGCGGCGGGAGTCGCGCATATGAAGTCAGTCATGTTGGAGGGTTGCATCGTCACCGATGCGGACGGTAACCCGCTTCCGCCGGAGGCAATTGATATTCATATCATGCCGACCGCAGCCCCCGAAGGCGTGGCTATGAATGCCGCACCCGAAGGCGAAGCTAAGAATATCGATATTGCGAAGGCGGTCCGTGACGAAATCCGTACCGCTATCGCGGATTCGGGTATTGCGGTCCGCAAGGGAATTACCATGCCCGCCGAAGACGCGTTGCCGCGTACTTTCGGAAAGGTCAAGTCGTTTGCCGATCCTCGCGAGGCGTACCGCTTCGGTCGCTTCCTCTTCGCCGCTGCTGGCAATTCGAAGTCGGCGGATTGGTGCAATAAGAACGGAATGAATCTTAAGGCGCATTCCGAAGGCGTTAACTCCGCCGGCGGTTTCCTCGTGCCGGATGAATTCGAAGCGACCCTTATCAACCTTCGCGAAAAGTACGGCGTGATGCGCGCCAATGCGAAGGTATTCCCCATGTCGCGCGACACGCTCAACATTCCGCGCCGCAGCGCGGGCTTGTCGGGCTATTGGACGGGCGAAGCTAGCGCGGCGACCGAATCGACGCTTACCCTTTCCAACGTTGCGCTTGCGGCTAAGAAACTTTCCGTAATCACTACGACCACTTCGGAACTCGCCGAGGATTCGTTGATTTCCATTGCTGATATCGTCGCAGACGAAATCGCGTGGGAGTTTGCGCGCAAGGAGGACGACGCGGGCTTTAACGGAGACGGCGGCAGCACTTACGGCGGCATCGTCGGTCTTAAGTCTGCGCTGTTGGCGGGTTCGGTTTCCGATACCGGAATCGGAACGACTGCGGTTTCGAATGTTACGCTTGCCCACGTTACGTCTTGGATTTCCAAGATGCCGGCTTACGGTGTCACCGCAAACACTAAGATTTATTGCCATAAGGCGATTTACCATAGCGTGTTCGAACGGCTTGCCATGAATAGCGGCGGAGCGACTGCTAGCGAATTCCGCGACGGTATCCAACCGCGTTTCTTTGGCTATCCCGTTGTGTTTGTTCAGGCAATGGACGGAACCATCGGCACGGGTACGAATGACGTTCCGCTTGCCTATATTGGCGATTTGTCTATGGGCGTTACCTTTGGTGACCGCCGACAGGTCACTATCCGCACTTCCGATTCGGCGTTGAACGCGTTTGAGCAAGACGAACTTGCCATCCGTGGTTCGCAGCGCGTGGATATCGTCGTGCACGGCACGGGCGACGCCACCAACGCGGGTCCGGTCATCTCCCTCACCCGCTAACCAAAGGAACTAACACAAATGAACTTCGCGCAAAATTCGATTTCAAAGTGTCTTACTACGGTACAGGCGGCATCCAACGCGACTACTCAGGTAGTCTTGGATACGCAGGGATACCGGCACGTTCGGCTTTGTACTTTCATTGACGTTTCGACCGTTCCCGCATCTTTGGCGGTTGAACATTCGGACGACAATTCGACCTATACGGCTATGGGCTTGACGGGCGGAACCAATTTTACCCTTGTTGGTAACAATAGTTCCGCTACCACCGCTCCGTGGATGGTCTTTGATATTGACATGAAGGGACGCAAGCGGTATTTGCGTCTCTTCACGACCAATACCAACAGCACTACGCGTCTTACCATTACCGCTACTCTTGGAAACCCAATTGTTGGCGTTGCGGGAACTACGGCTGGTCTTGGAGCAAACGGCGCGGCTCTTACGCTCCCGTCGGCGGTCTAAGTTCGCTACAATCAATTAATCGCAACGGGACCGTTTGCGCGGTCCCGTTGTATTTATGGATGCAACACCGATTCGATTGGATATTGGGTGCGGCGCAAAATGCTCCGCGGGTTTTACGCCGTGGGAAATCAAAGACGGCAAGCGCGCCGAATCGCTAGAGG